GACAAAATGCCTCTACCCTAAGCACTATGCCGCCGGAGCAATCATGACCCCATACTACGACCATGCCGGAATCACGCTCTGGTATGGTGACTGCCTGGATGTACTGCCGGAGCTGGAAGCGGGGAGCTTTGATTCGGTAGTTACCGATCCACCGTATGGGCTGTCCTTCATGGGGCAGGGTTGGGATCGCGGCGTGCCGGGCAAGGAGTTCTGGGGGGAGGTGCTGCGCGTCGCGAAGCCAGGGGCGCACCTGTTGGCATTCGGTGGGACGCGGACGCACCATCGACTGATGTGCGCGATTGAAGACGCAGGGTGGGAGCTTCGCGATACGCTCATGTGGGTGTACGGGAGTGGGTTCCCGAAGTCGCTGGATGTGTCGAAGGCGATTGACAAGGCGGCAGGTGTGGAGAGAACTCGGGGAGAGCGGCAATGGTCCGGCGGGCAAAGGCGTTCCGGGATCATGGGAGAGAACCTTGGAACACAGACACTGGTGAAGTACGACCTCCCAGTCCTCCCATCCGCGAAGCAGTGGCACGGCTGGGGTACCTCTCTAAAGCCCGCCTGGGAGCCGATCCTCTTAGCGCGCAAACCGCTGGCGGGGACGGTGGTGGCGAACGTGCTGGAGCACAGGACGGGAGCGCTGAACGTGGACGGGTGCAGAGTGGGAACGAATGTCGAGACATGGCCCTCTTCCAGGCGAAACGGATCAGGGAATGGTAGAACGTGTGCTCTTGGTAGCGGTGGAGCCTATACAGCAACAACGGGTGACGCTCCTGCGGGTCGTTGGCCCGCCAACCTGATTCACGACGGGAGCGAGGAGGTGGTCGGGCTGTTCCCAGAGAACGTCAAAGGTGGCTCACACAACATTCCGAAAGGCTGGCGTGGATTCAACAACAATGGCAAGCCTACGGAAGCGAAGCAACTGGGAAGCTACAAGGATGCAGGCTCCGCCGCCCGGTTCTTCAAGTGCTGTTTGGACGATGACCCGGAAGATGACGAAGTGCGGAGGCTGGTCTACTGCGCAAAGGCGAGTCGGGCGGACCGGGAGGATGGGCTGGAAGAAATGGAAGGGCGTGTACAGGGGGTCCGGGGTGGAGAAGAGGATGATCTGAGCGAGGGCAAGGGGCCAACGCGGGCGACGCGCAATCATCACCCCACCGTCAAACCTACTGCCCTAATGCGTTACCTGTGCCGGTTGGTCACGCCGCCGGGGGGCATTGTATTGGACCCGTTCGCGGGCAGCGGGAGCACGGGGAAGGGGGCGGTGCTGGAGGGATTCCAGTTCGTCGGCATCGAGCTGGACGCAGGGTACTGCGAGATCGCGTCTCGGCGGATTGCTGCCGCCAAGCGGCTTGAACAGGAGGTCCTGCCATTAAGGTTGGCTGAACCTCCAGTAGAGCCCTGCCCTTTGACGCTATTCTGAGTACTCTTGGTGGGACTTTTTAGTATGGCAGTAGCACTCTTTAGAGCACGTGCAGGAGGTGTTTAGGTGGTAGGCTATCACGTTACCACTCCGAAGAAGCTGTTGCGTTATCGGCGTACCGGTTGTATTCTGCCGCCGGTACGATTCTGGCGTTGGCAGTCCAGTGCTGTACTGTGGGGGGCACGGGTGGGGCGCACGGTTCTTCTGGAAATCAATGTGGGAACAGCATACCCGCTACCTGACCACAAACCACGGGGGCACGCCTGCTGGACGCCTGAACATGTTCGAGAATGGAAACTGGTTGAACATGACCAGGGTTGCAATTGAAACGGCGGTCTGCCTGAAAAAGTTTCCTGCGGCTGCAACGAATCGTCCCTGGGCGTTTGTATAGAGTAACCCGTAAACCGAGGTAACGAGTTAGGGGCCTCACTCAAGGAGAAATGTAATGGAAGTGACAGTGGCCCGTGTAGCATTGGTTAATGCAGTTGCGAAAGCGAAGCTTGGGATGGCTGCACGCAGTACTTTGCCAAGCTTGCGCAACGTGCATTTGCAGGCGGCGGAGGGTGAAGGGTTGTCAGCGGAGTGCACGGATTTGGATACCTGGGTGCGGGCCAGGATACCGGAGGCACAGGTACAGTGCCCGGGGGAAACGGCGGTCCCTTGCAACAAGCTGCTCAAGCTGCTCAAGCTGTTCAAATCACTGAGTGAAGCTACAGTCACGCTGACGCAGCAGGAATTCTCATTGCAGATTGTCTGCGGAACGCGGCAGTTCAGCCTCCCCACATTTCCAGCAGACGCATACCCGGTGCGAGAATTCCAGTGCAGGGAGGCAGAGGCTGAATTTCTAAGGCAGGCGCTGCTGGATGGCTTGCAGGATGTGCTCTGGGCCACCTCTACTGGAGATGCTATACAGTACATGCTGTACAGTGTTCTATTTGATAGTGAGCAACTGGTTGCGACGAACACGCATAAGCTTGCAATTCTGCCGTTCCCCTGTGCCTCGCTGGCCGGAGCAATTCTGCCTGCTAAGGCGCTTTCTTCGCTGGGGAAACTCTGGGTGAAGTCTTCAGAGGAGTACCTTACCGTTCGTGTCCAGCCGCATACTAGCTCAGACAGATCGGGCAAATCGTACCAGTTGTTTGATTACGTGGAGTTTAGCACTGCCACGGAGAGTCTTGTGCTTAGACCAATTGAAGGGCAGTTTCCAAATTGGCGGCGCGTTGTTTCTGCCGGGGAGGAGTTGTACTCCTCCTCGTTTGATGTTCCGCAGGGCTTGCTGGAGTTTGCCAGGTTGGCAAACGAATTGGATACCGGAGGCAAGCTGTACTTGACTATCCCGGATGATGGAGACGGGACGTACCTGCTGGTAGAGTTTGACTCCTCGGAGACACAGAAGATGGAGAGTGTGCGTATTCCGCTTGCACATGCAGCAGAGTCTTGCTATACCGCTGTAGCTCCGCGCTATCTCCAGGAAGTTCTAAAGGTCGTCGGACCGAAGGCTAGCGTGAATGTGCCCTGTATGGTGAAGCACAATGGCTCCGGGTATCCAATTAAGTTTGTGCGGGCCGATGGGCTAACCGTTCTGTTGATGCCTATGCGACGGAGGGATGCTGAGTGTGAGGCTGCACTTGCGCGGAAACAAGCGCAGTCTTCACCCCCTCAGTTGTGATTTAGCTACAGAAGGTACGCTCATGAAAGCTAGGCCTGTGCCCTCTCCTGGAATAGAGTTACCCTCATCTCCTATCGTTTCTGAGGTGCTTGTGCATCCACCCTTCCAGCGGATTTTGAACTACATTCCTGGAAAGGTACCTATTTCTCGCCTTGTGCTTCGTGTTGACCGGGCGGAGCCTAGGGGTATTGGCAGCATGAATTTCTGCTTTCTGACGAATGTGTTAGCAGAGGAACGTGAAGTGCATTTCCATGTAAACTACTACCTGACTGTGGAATCTACGCGACGCAAATCTGTGTTTCAGTCCAACGACTGGCCGACGCCAGGCATGGAGTTTGTTCCTGAAAGCCTTGTTCTGATCGAGCGTCGGTCTGCGCAGGGGCGGCTCTACTTTGCTCCTAATGCACCGGGTACATGGTGGAATGGGGACGGCGTGTGCCTGCACAGGTATGTACCCTCAGAGTATGCTGTGCAGCAAGCACAGGCAAATGGAAGGAATGCCCCTCTGTGATTGTCAGTGACGAACTGCTGGCCGAGCTACAGGCACGACCTCCTGAAGAACTCTCCGGGCTACCCGATGAGTTCCTTCAGGAGATTCTGCGGGAGACGGAGCAGTACGATGCAATGCAGGAGTCACTTACCAAGGGTGAGTGGTGTCTGCCTCCAGCAGACCCCCTGGAGTTTTTGACCTCTGGCCGTTACCTTGGCTATGCAATTAAGCAGGTGCCCGTACAGGAGGAGTTGCTGACCAAACTCTTCTACTCTGAGGTGGAGCCACGGTTCTATGAGCAATTGTTGGGGAATCGTTGCCGCCTGGTGTTGCTTGACGGTGCCGTCGGCACGGGTAAGTCCTTCAGCGCAGGGGTTGTGCTTGCCTACCTGGTGCATCGAATGCTTGCCTCCCCCAGCCCACAAGCTTGGTGGGGGCTGACGCCTGGCTCACGCTTGACGCTGACGGTGCAGGGGGCCGATAAGGAGAATGTTAGTCTGGAGACGTTTGACGAGGTGCAGCGCCACATCCGTGGTTGCCCCTGGTTTCGTGTTCATGGGTTCATAGACGACGGCAAGGTGCGGGCGCTAAACTGGCCTAAGCAGTTACTCTCCATTGTCATCCGCGCAGCCAGTGTAGGGGCTATCGGCGGGTTGACTACTCCCGTTGCTGTGTTTGATGAGGCTGCACTTGCAAAGGAAATGGGGCAGACGCGCCGTGTAGACCAGACGGCGCAGGGCGTGTTTGACCGGCTGCATCACAGCATGGAGTCACGCTTCCAAGACCGCTGGATGCTAATCGTGATTGCAAATGCAAGGCACGAGAAGGATTTCATGGCGCAACTGCGCGACAGGTTTGCCGGTAAGGACTGGTGTCTCTATCGGCATTACAAGTCCTGGCAGGGGCTGCCCAGTTCTCGACCTCCGGAGGGTTGGGATGCAGATGAGTTGAAAGACAAGACATGGTTTCTAAATCCGCTAACACTTAGCCGCGTACCCATCTGGCTGAAGGACTCATGCCTGTCTAACGTAGAGGGATTCAGTCAAGACCACGAGGGGTATCGGCAATCACGGCAGTCGCGGTTTGACACACAGTTTCACGAGATTGAGGCATGGTTACAGGAGGCGCAGGCAAAGCGGCTA